GACCCACCCCCCTACCCCCACCGCCGCGAAGCAGGCCGCCCCGAAAAAAATTTCCAATGATTTGGTGGCGAATAACCCTTTTGTCGAATTCGTCAAGCTCTACAAGCACAACCCTGTGCTGTTTGTGCGCGAGGTTCTCAACACTGAGCCTGACCAGTGGCAGGTGGAATTCTTGAACAGCATCGCGCAAGGCAACCGCCGCATCTCTGTGCGATCAGGACACGGCGTTGGCAAGTCCACCGCAGCCAGCTGGGCGATGATTTGGTATCTGTTCCTAAGATTTCCGGTCAAGGTGGTGGTGACAGCACCGACCAGCTCACAGCTCTACGATGCCTTATTTGCCGAGGTCAAGCGTTGGGTGAAGGTGCTGCCGCCAATGCTGGCCGAGCAATTGGATGTGAAGCAAGACCGTATTGAGGTGATTGGCGCAAACGAGGAAGCGTTCATCTCGGCCAGAACATCGAGGGCAGAGCAGCCTGAAGCCTTGCAAGGGGTACACAGTGATCATGTGATGCTGGTGGGGGATGAGGCATCCGGTATACCTGAGAAGGTGTTTGAGGCGGCCAGCGGAAGTATGTCCGGCCACAACGCTGTGACGCTGTTACTTGGTAATCCGGTGCGCTCCAGCGGCTTTTTCTACGACACCCATAACCGTTTGGCGGGGGATTGGGTGACGATGAAGGTGTCATGCGCTGACTCGCCCCGCGTCAGTGAGGCGTACATCGAGGAGATGAAGGCGCGTTACGGTGAGGATTCCAATGCCTACCGGATTCGCGTGCTGGGTGAGTTTCCGAAGTCTGACGAAGATACCGTCATTCCTATGGAATTGCTGGATTTGGCGATGAATCGCGATGTTGAGGCGAGTCCCTATGCCAGTTTGGTCTGGGGTTTGGATGTGGCACGCTTTGGCTCGGACCGTTCCGCATTGTGCAAGCGCCGCGGTAACGCGGTGACTGAGCCTATTAAGACTTGGAAGAATCTAGATTTGATGCAGTTGACGGGTGCGGTGGTGGCCGAGTACGAGATATTGCCGCCATCTGAGAGGCCGACAGAGATACTTGTGGACAGCATTGGACTTGGCGCTGGCGTGGTTGACCGCTTGAGAGAGTTGAATTTACCGGCTCGCGGTATCAATGTGAGCGAGAGTCCGGCCATGGGTACAACTTACCGCAACTTAAAGGCCGAGCTTTGGTACAAGGCCAAGTCGTGGTTGGAGCAAAGGGACTGCCGTCTGCCAAAGGATGAGCTGCTGATTGCTGAGTTGGCGACCGTCAGATATTCGTTTACCTCAAATGGGAAGATTCAGATTGAGGGTAAGGATGAGATCAGAAAGCGTGGTTTGGCCTCGCCTGACAAGGCTGATGCGTTTTGCTTGACCTTTGCTTCTGATGCTGTGATTGGCATGATGGGGTCAAAGGCCAGCACGAAGTGGAGTCAACCGTTGAAAAGAAACCTCTCAAGGGTTGCATAATTCGTTTATTCAAGGAGTAACGCATGAAGATGACCAAGGCACAAAAGAAAGTCGGCAAGGTGATGGGCGAATTCAAGGAAGGCACATTGCACTCTGGCAAAGGCGGCAAAGTAGTCAAGAATCCCAAGCAGGCCATCGCCATTGCGATGTCCGAAGCCAAGATGCCCATGCGCGGTGCGCGTACAGCGAAGAACATGAAGACCAAGGGGATGCGTTAATGGCTACGCTTAAACGCACCATGGATCAGGCCATGGACAAAGACGAGGGTTATGAGGATGGCGAGAGTTGTCCCATGCCCACGCAAGACATCACGCTGAACTTGAAGAATCGCGGCAAGGCAATTGCGTCTGCGAACTACGGTCCTGAGAATCCGAATCTGCCCAACAAGCAGTATTGGATGGAGATGGCCAAAGAGTGGGGCGTTGACGCTCAAGACGCGAAGATGAGCCGATGCGGTAACTGCGCGGCTTTCAACCAAGATGATGGAATGCTCGATTGCATTGCCAAGGGCATTGGCGATGAGGGTGATCCTTGGGGCACGATTGAGGCTGGTGACTTGGGGTATTGCCAGATTTTTGATTTCAAGTGCGCGGCCAGCCGTACTTGCTCGGCTTGGATCGTCAAGGAAGAGGAAGAAGAGGAAGAGACTGAGTCCTTGCTGACCATCAAGATTGGGGTTAAAGATGAAGAGTAAGACTGGTTTGTACGCCAACATCAACGCCAAGCAAAAACGCATAGCCGCTGGCTCTGGCGAGAAGATGAACAAGGTGGGATCAAAGGCAGCACCATCTGCTGCTGACTTCAAGCTGGCGGCCAAGACCGCCAAGAAGAAGCCGAAGGCGAAGTAATGAATCCAGAATTGCTGAATTATTTGATGAACACCTTGGGTCTGTCTCAGAGTCAAGACATGGGTAGAAATGTCGGTTTAAAAAACTATTCAGCAGGCGAAGGTCTTGCTTCCGGCGGCTTGCGCCATTCAAGCGGATTCCCAAAAGGCTCTGGCTATTTGGGTAAATTACCAACAACAGATGGAAGGATGTCAACAGAGATATCTTCTGAGTCTGATATTGGTGAATATCCATTGATCGTTCCAACGCTGACCAAAGAAGAGTTGGGGTTGCTGTTATCCGATGGCAAGCCAACAGAAGATATTTACAACAAAGCCGAATCTTGGGCAAAGTCAAGACTGAAAAAAGGTGAATCACCTTTTGCGAATAGAACTGGTTTACTTTACCCATACCCCGAATGATCTCACCCATATGCATCAGCACAGTCACTGGCAAAGGTTTGCGGGTGATGCTCACAAGCATTGCCGAGTATTGTCCAGAAGTGCCTGTGTATTTGCGAGGTCCAGAGTCCATTATTGGCGGCTTTGACGCTGACCTGAAGGTCTTTGGTGCGCCGCACAATTTCGGTGAGGATTACAACGACATCATGGACAGGGCGTTTGCCGATGGCTTTGAGTCAGTGATCTGCGCCAACGATGACATTGTGCTGACACCTACCAGCTACCGTCTGCTGATGGAGGATGTCCGGCAGTTGAAAGAGGAAACCGGCGAGCCTGTGGGCTGGGTTTCAGCGCGTTGTGATGCGGCCAGACCTGTGCAAAATGTGCGATCAAATCCCTTTGGGCAGCAGTTGCACTACTTCAAGTACCCCTATGAAGACGCAATTGTGCCGCTGGAATGCCCATCCCCTATCTTTGCATGGATTGGCGCTGATGCGTGGAGCGCGGCCAAGTTTCCTCCGCTGAATTGGTATTCCGATGATGTGCATTGCGAGGATTTGAGAAAAGCAGGCTTTCACCATTACCTGAGTCGGTCATATGTGCACCACATTGGCAGCCAGACTGTGGGCATGAATGGTGACGCATTGACCAAGGCTGCCATTCCATGGCTTTTAAAGAACAGGCCAGACTATGCCAAGCAATGGTTTAACTCTTAATCTGGGTTCGGGCAAGGACTACAAGACTGACTGCGTGAATGCTGACATTCGCGCTGATGTTGGCGCTGATTGGGTGCTGGACATTTGCAAATTGTCACTAGGTGAAGTCATACAGTCACCAGTTGGGCTGGTGACTATTAAGCCTTTTTGCTTTGACAAGATCATCGCCAATGATGTGTTGGAGCACATACCGGACTTGGTGACGGCCATGACAAACTGTCGGGATTTGTTGCGTGAAGGCGGCGAGATGCACATTCATGTGCCCTATGACTTGAGTCACGGCGCGTGGCAAGACCCGACTCATGTGCGTGCGTTCAACGAAAAGTCGTGGGTGTATTACTGCGAGTGGGCGTGGTACTTGGGCTGGAAGGGTAGTCGGTTTGAGTTGACGCATTTGCAAATGAGTCTCAGCAATTACGGTGCAAGCCTAGAATTGCCACAAGATGAAATACTGCGACTGCCGCGAGCAGTTGATTCTATGTATGTGATTTTGAAGAAAGTGCCCTATGAAGACACCAGCGTGGCAGCGTAAAGAGGGAAAGAATCCGAGTGGCGGCCTAAACGCAAAGGGACGCGCCAGCGCAAAAGCCGAGGGCATGAATCTGAAAGCGCCTGTCAAGTCTGGCGACAACCCGCGCAGGGCATCATTCCTTGCGAGAATGGGCAATATGCCAGGCCCCGAGTACAAGGACGGCGAGCCAACGCGCTTACTGTTGAGTCTGAAGGCGTGGGGCGCGTCAAGTAAGGCTGATGCCAGAGCAAAGGCCAAAGCAATTTCTGCAAGGAACAAGAAATGATCAACGACATGAACATCAGCACCGACATCGCGGCCATTGAGCCGATGGACGACACCGAGTTGCAGGGCATCGTCTCTGGCGAGTTGGAGGACGCTGTCAGCTACATCGACTCTGATGTCTCCCCCATCCGAGCCAAGGGAACTGAGTATTACCGTGGCGATCCTTTTGGCAATGAGGAAGATGGGCGAAGCCAAGTCGTGGCCATGGAGGTGCGCGACACAGTGTCAGCCATGTTGCCAAGCCTGATGAAGGTGTTTTTCAGCAGTGAGAATGTCGTGGAGTATGTACCGCGTGGGCCGGAAGATGTGACCGGCGCACAGCAGGCGACTGACTACGCCAACTATGTCTTCGCCAACGACAACAACGGTTTCATGACCACCTATGCGTTGTTCAAAGACTCGCTGGTGCGTAAGTGCGGCATTGCCAAGTACTGGTGGGACGAGGTTGAAGAGGTCAAGATTGACGAGTATTCGGGACTCGATGACCAGACCTTGCAGGTGCTGATGCAAGAGGGTGCAGAGGTCAAGATCGTTGTCAGTTACCCCGACACATCTGTGCCCATGGAGATGATGCAGCCACAGGTTGATCCAATGACTGGTCAACCTGTGATGATGCCGCCACCCATGTTGCACGATGTGCAGATCAAGCGCACCACCAAAGATGGGCGCATCCGCATCATGGCCGTGCCACCTGAAGAATTGATACTTGATCGCAGAGCGAGATCATTTGAGGATGCAGGCATCATCGCCCACCGTCAGATGGCAACCGTGGACGATTTGCTCAAGATGGGCTACGAGCTGGAGGAGATTGAGGAGAACATCTCCAGCACCGACTTGGACAGCAATGACGAGTATTTGGCGCGTCAGCCACTCTCCACCACCTTGGGCGCGGGTGACAGTCTGAATCCCATGCAGCGGCGCGTGCTCTACATTGAATCCTATATCCGCGTTGACTATGACGGTGACGGCATCGCTGAACTCCGCAAAGTTTGCTGCATGGGTTCAGGCTACACCGTGGTGCGAAACTTACCCGCCAGCTACATCCCATTTGTGGACTTCCCTTGCGACCCCGAGCCACATACCTCGCCACTTGAGGCTATGTCGATTTTTGATGTGACGCATGACATTCAGGAGATCAAGTCCGAGATCATGCGTAACACCTTGGACTCGCTGGCGCAGTCAATCCATCCACGCACAGCAGTGGTGGAAGGACAGGTCAACATTGACGATGTGCTGAACAACGAGACAGGTGCAATCATTCGGATGAGAGCGCCAGGCATGGTGCAACCATTCAGCTCACCCTTTGTCGGACAGGCCGCATTCCCCATGCTGGACTACATGGACGCAATGCGCGAAGACCGTACCGGCATGAGCAAAGCCGCCATGGGTTTAGACCCTGACGCTTTGCAGTCCACTACCAAGGCTGCTGTGGCGGCCACCGTGAGCGCCAGCCAAAGCCGTTTGGAGTTGCAAGCTCGACTCTTGGCCGAGGGCATGAAGAAGCTCTTCAAGGGCATTTTGTATCTGATGACCACCCATCAGGACAAGCCTCGGATGATTCGTTTGCGAAATGAGTGGGTGCAGATTGATCCGCGTGTTTGGAACACATCAATGGATGTGACGGTCAACATTGGCTTGGGTAACGGTGACACCAATGACCGCATCCAAGCACTGACCATGATTGCTGGCAAGCAAGAGCAGATCATGCAGCAGTTTGGCTTGGGCAATCCTGTGGTGACACCAGCCATGTACATCCGCACAATTCAGAAGATCATCGAGCTGTCAGGCTTCAAAGACGCATCAAGCTATTTCCAAGCACTGCCTGCTGACTACCAGATGCCACAGGCCGATGCGCCGAAACCGACTCCAGAAGAAGTGCTGGCGCAGGTGCAGGCTCAGTCGATCCAAGCAGACATACAGAAGAAGGCTGCCGAGCTTGAATTGAAGCGCGAGCAGATGATCCGCGATGACGATTATCGAAGAGATCAACTGGCACAAGACTTAATGCTCAAGAAGTACGAATTAGAGTTAAAGTACCAGACACAAATTGGGACGGCAGAGATCGTGGCCATGCAGAACATTGACCGAGAGGCGATGAAGCAAGAGGCGGCGATTGTGCAGCAGGCTGTGCAGACGGCGGCCAGCGTCCCGCCACCACCTATTAACTTCAATGGAATGGCGCAATGAACGAAGAAGAACAGGTCAGGAAAGGGCGCAAGTCCGAGCAGTTTATGCAGGACGAGGTTTTCTCGACTGCGATTGAGAAGATGCGTGGCGACTTGCACTGGGAGTTTGAGAACAGCAAACCCGAGGAGGTTGCCAAGCGCGAAATCTGCTGGGCGCAGTTGCGTGCCATTGAGAATTTTAAAAATGAATTGATCAAATTGATTGATAACGGCAAGGTGGCACAGCGTGCTATCGAACGCGCACAGAAAAATCTTGTTTAATTGAGGAAATAGACCAATGCAAACAGTAGCACCAACGCCAGCGGCGAGTGTTGTACAAGGTCCGATGAATATGGCCGAAGCGGCCAATGCACTTGAGGGATTGCTCCCCGAACAGGGACAAGAGGAAGACCAAGAGGCGCAGTTGCCCGAAGAGGGCGCGGCGGAAGAAGAGGAGTTGCTGACCGATGCAGACGCGGACAGCGATGAAACTGATTCCGAACAATCCGAAGAAGATGAAAATTCCGAGGAGGAAGAACAGCCACAAGTCTTCACCGTCAAGGTTGACGGTAAAGAAGTCGAGGTGACGCTGGAGGAACTCCAAAAGGGATATTCAAGGACACAGGATTACACACGCAAAACGCAGCAAATTGCCGAAGTGCGAAAGCACGCTGAGGCAGAGTTGCAGGCAGTGCGTGCCGAGCGCGAGCAGTACGCTCATTTGTTGGGTGCTCTAGAGGCACAGGTTCAGCAGGCAGCGCAGCCGAACATTGATTGGGATCGTCTCTATCAGGATGACCCCATCGAATGGGTAAGGCAGCGCGAGTTGATGCGTGAAAACCAAGAGAAGAACGCGGCGATCCAATCGGAAAAACAGCGACTCTCTCAGTTGTCACAGCAAGAGCAGTTGCAACAGCAGCAGATGTTGTTTCAACAGGAACAAGAGGCTTTGATGGCCGCCATACCTGAGTGGAAAGACTCAAAGAAGGCGGCTGCTGAGAAGGCAATGCTTGTTCAATTCGGCCAAAAGGCTGGGTTCTCACCTGATGAACTGAAAAATGTTCTTGATCACAGGGCGGTTGTGTTGTTGCGAAAAGCAGCTCTCTACGACCAAATGATGTCCAAGCGAAAAGACATCAAGCCAGTGACCAATAACGGGCCAAGACCTGCCAAGCCTGGTGCAGCAGGAAGAGTATCAAACAACACTGAAGCTATGCGAGCACAACAGCGTCTAGCAAAAACTGGCCGTGTCGATGACGCGGCTGATGCAATCTTCAAACTCTTGAAATAAGGAATCCATCATGTCTATCGTAACGAATACATTTACAACCTATAGTGCTAAAGGCATTCGGGAAGATCTTTCAAATGTAATAACTAATATCTCACCAGAAGAGACGCCGTACATTTCTAATATTGGCCGCGAGAACATCACCAACACTCTTTTTGAGTGGCAAGTCGATTCACTCTCCGCAGCCGCCGCCAATGCTCAACTGGAAGGCGATGATGTCTCATCGTTTGATTCAGTGACCGCGACTGTGCGTTTGCAAAACTACGCGCAAATCGCTCGCAAGACCATCATCTTGTCAAATACTGAAGAAGTAGTAAATAAGGCAGGCAGGCGCTCAGAATTAGCATACCAAATAGCTAAGAGGGGTGCTGAGTTGAAGCGTGACCAAGAATTCACCATGTTGAATAGTGCAGTGGCCGCTGCTGGTAACACCACCACAGCTCGCACAACTGCCAGCTTGCAGGCGTTCATCAAGACCAACACCGACAAGCAAACCAACGGCGTTGACCCTAGCTACACCACTCTGCCCAACAGTGCTCGCACTGACGGCAATGTGCGTACTTTCACTGAAACCATTTTGAAGAATGTGATTCAGAAAGTATGGACTGCTGGCGGCACTCCAAAGATTCTGATGTGCGGTCCTGTCAACAAGCAGCGCGTGTCTGGTTTCTCTGGTATCGCATCCAGCCGTTTCAACATTGATGGCGGTGCAAAGCCAGCGACATTGATCGGCGCGGTGGACATTTATGTGTCCGACTTTGGCAATGTGCAAGTCATTGCCAACCGCTTCCAGCGCGAGCGCGATGCGTGGGTGCTCGATCCTGAGTACGCAAAAATGGCTGTTCTGCGTCCATATCAGCAAGTCGAGTTGGCGAAGACCGGTGACGCTGAGAAGCGTATGCTGCTCATCGAATTTGCGCACAAGGTGTTGGCAGAGGATGCCCACGGCTTGGCAGCAGACTTGATCACTTCTTAATCAACTGAGAGGAATAGGGGAGAGGAAACTCTCCCCTACTTACATGGAAAAACGATTTTTTGATGCAAGCCCCGACAAGGGGATCACTCGCACTTGGCACTACAACGATGAGACTGATGAGGCAACGATTCAGACGACTCAGGATTTGACTGCTGTCATTGAGGCCAATAAGCGCGACTTTGCCGCCATAGACAACAAAGCAAACTGGAAGGGTGAATGGCATCATGTTGCCAGCATTCCTGAGACGGTTTACTTTCAATTAAAGGCTGAAGGCAAGATAGATGATCCGGTTTACATGAAGAAATGGTTAAACGATCCTGACAACAGGTTCTTCAGAGTGAGGCCAGGTCAGCTATGAACTACATCGCAGTCTGCACGCCAGCGCGTGACATGGTTCACACCAACTACACCTATTGCATGGTCAATATGGTGGCGTATCACACGCTCAACACCACTGACGCTGTGAGCCTCAAGATACTGCAAGGCACGCTAATTCAAAACCAGCGTGCTGATTTGTGTTTGGACGCAATGCGTGAAGGTTGCAGCCATATCCTATTCATTGACTCCGACATGACTTTTCCGCAGGACATGATTGGCCGATTGCTGGCGCATGATGTGGACATCGTGGCTACAAACTGCGCCAGACGCAGAATGCCCACAGGTCCAACAGCGCAGAATTACGATGAGAACGGCAAGCGCCAGCCGGTCTACACCATGCCTGAGTCCACTGGTTTGGAAGAAATCGGCTCAGTTGGCACTGGCGTGATGCTAATCAAGCGCGAAGTGTTTCAGGGAATGACTGAGCCGTGGTTCGATATGCCTTGGCAGCATGAGACTCGCGGCTACATGGGCGAGGATGTGTTCTTTTGCAAGAAGGCGCAGGAGCTGGGCTACAAGGTGTATATTGACCATGATGTCTCGAAAGAGATCGGACACATTGGCACATTTGAATTCCGACATGAACACACTTGGGTGATGAAAGAACAGCTCGAAAAAGAGGCAGTCTAAATGGCATTGACCACCTACACAGAATTGAAGACATCGCTGGCCGATTGGCTTAATCGGTCCGATCTGACTTCAGTTATTCCTGACTTCATCAGTCTGGCCGAGGCACAGATTGAGAGACAACTACGCACACGACAGATGATTGTGCGTGCCACTGCATCCTTTGCGGCGGCTGCTGAGTACGGCACAGTGCCTGATGATTTCTTGGAGTCCAAGGCCATCAAGCTCAACACCAATCCAGTGACCAATCTGACATTTCAGACGATTGATGCCATGGATTCATTGTCGAACACCACTTACTTGTCCAGCGGAAAGCCACTGTATTTCAGCGTGGTGGGCAACCAATTCAGACTTTTGCCGATACCTGATGGCGCATACACAGCAGAGCTGGTCTATTACGCAAAGTTGACAAAGTTGTCATCGACTGTTGCTACAAACTGGCTGCTGACACAAGCGCCTGATGTTTATTTGTACGGCGCACTTTTACAGGCTGCGCCATACTTGCAAGACGATGCGAGAATCACTGTGTGGTCATCGTTATATGCGGCTGGTTTGGAGCAGTTGCAGATTGCTGATGATCGTGGCTCAACCTCTGGCGGCGCAATCTTGGCGCGTGCAAGGACATTCGGATGATGATCACCACCACCAAAGGCAACATGGATGAGTCCTTGTTGCAAAAGTCTGTTGGTTCGATTGAGAACGACAAAGAGATCATCAGTTGGGTTGAATATCGTTTGGATGACGAGCTGGTACACAGATCAGT